GTGTGTATAGATACTACGGCAAAAAAGCCGTCTTTAATATACAAAAATATAAAACAAAATGGGTTGTTGAAGACGCACGGAATCCGTCTGACAACTGGACTGAACCTGCTCTTAAGAAAGCGATTTTCAACATAAAAAATCAAGGGTTTTAATATGACAGACCTTTTCAAAAATCTTCGGTCATCTGAACAGGTGGCCGAAGAAACAGGACTCACAGTAAGACGCATTCAGCAACTTGCCCCGGATCTCATAAACAAGGGGCTTGCTCAAAAGTTCAGCCGCGTAACAATTTTTCATAAAACCGCCATCCCATTTATTCGGGATTTGCCCGAAACTCGCGGTCGTAAAAAAATACGCTAAAACGAAATGTCAAAGATCAAAATTACTGCCCCGGTCAGTCATGGCCGGGGATATTTAATGCCCGACTAAATAGCCCTCAGATTTCCACGAGGGACAACAATATTTTTATATGTCATCCACCTATCCGGATGAGTTATCCCGACTCGCACCAAAGCATTTTTTGTTTTCGGCCCACGGGCAAAAACAAGAACGGTACCTTTTTTGGCATGCAATCCAGTCGCATCCCTCATGCTTTTTCGGTACCTGAGTTCGACCGCCTGTCCTGGCTTTGGACACCAAATCATTAATCCTCCCAAACGTAATATTCGGTTCCCTGGTTGGTCCAGTCCAAATCATTTACATTATCCAGGAGCCAGTCCTCTGCGGCTTCCTGGCATGTGAATTCTTTTTTAATAACTTCGTTATTTTGGTCCCTCAAAAAATCCTTGAGACCGTAGTCTATAAAGCTAAAAGCATGTTTTCTACCTCCATTTAATACATCATTGAATTGATTAATCTTCCCAGCCAGATTCTATAAAATCGCAGACTCTGGCCCGAGCACCAGCGGTTAATTCTGCAATACACGATTCAGGGACTACAGAGTCGGTATCTCCAAATTCATCCTGGAAATTTTCCCAAACTTGCGTGAAAATCCATGATTCGAAAAATGTGTCCCTGACACTTTTGCAGTCCAGACAGGTTTTATATGCATTCGGATTACCATCCCATATACCTGACACATACTCATATTGTTCGCCGGGTTGGATATCTTTTAAGCACTCATTACAAACATGGGTTTTCCTGGCCGTTCTGATTTTTTCTGTACAGCATTCCGGCCCACCATTATGGTCAATTGATATTGCGCATGAGCATTCCATCATCCCTCCTTTAATACCGTGATACGCCAGCACGGATTTCTTATTTTTGGTGCAAAAATTTTAGCCTCTTCATCGGTAAGAGGAATATAGACGTAGGTAGTGGTGTCTGATATATCAACTCTCTGACGCATGCTGTTTGTTACTATCACTGTTTCCATCATCCCTCCTTCTCATCATCAGCCGGCTTGTCGTGGCCAGGGTGTTGCCGTGGTATAGTCAAGACCAGGAACGCTGCAAGGCCATATAGGACGGCCAGGAAAACTATTGCTGCGATCATGGTTTTTCCTTTTCTGACTGTGGCCGGTCCGCCAAAACCCGCTTTATAAGTCGGTTTATTTTTTTTGACTTTGCCATTTCGACATTGGAATCTCCGAGCATCACACGAAGCTGTGCCATCATGATTTCAACATCTGCGACCTCATCACACACGGCCTCTGCTGTGATTTTTCCACGGTCACAATGACGCAATGCTGTTATGAGTTCTGAGCATTCCTCGATAGCCATATCTATTTGAGATTTAAATCCCCAGGTCTTTACGGCTTCCTCATACACGTTCAATTCAATCTACTCCTTTGCGGTCTTGTCAAAACGCTCAATTCTCCGGTTAAGTATGTCCATGTACCCGTTCATAAAATAGAGCTGTCTTTCGAGTAGCATTTTGTCTATATCATTCAATTTCATAAATGCTTCACTACCCATAAAGGCCGCGAGTCTTTCTATCTTGTCATCAAGTCCGTGCTTTTCAATCACGACTCTTTTTTGATACTCTTCCATTCAACTTAATCTCCTCTTAACTGGTTTCTTGGTTGAATATTTCATCATCAGTTTTGTATTCGATGACAGAAAGTTTTTTCTGATGTTTCAACCTTGTTCTGTTCCATCCGGCAAGGTGCCATTGGCAGAAATAGTGCCGAAAAACGAACGGGTCTATGCCGCATGGTTTGGCTATAAACTGCTGAACAAGCTTTCCCGGCCTGGCACAGCCAGGGGCGTCACATATGTTTATTTCGGCCATATTACCTTCGCTGCCCCCGCCGGAACCCCGCCCGGGCCATGGGCTGTTTGATAGTGATTCGGTTTTCCCGAATTTGTGCTGAGTTGCCGGTAATACTCCAAGGTGCTGCCGGGTGATCTGCGTGTGAATTCAACGCCGAAAAGTGTACAAATTTTCTCCATTCTCTGAGTATGTAGTAGAGCATCGTTCTCCTTTGTTTTAAAAGCTTGCCGGATCAGGCAACCCGGTTAATACCGCATTCACACTCTCCATCGCAAAAAACAATCCTCGCTGCGCAATGATAAGTGTGACCCTGTCTTTCAAGCCGGTCTATTTCTTTCGAAACCCTGTCAAATTCATCTTTGCAGTCATCACAAGGCCCTGGCCATAAAACTTCTTTTTCGCAGGCTGGGCATGTCATTTTTGGTCCGTTCATTTATATTCCTCCCGGGCCGGAGTACAGCCCATTAAATTGATTCTGTCGTGGGTTTAAAACCTGATAACTCGTGATACTCTTTTAGTGCCTCTTCCATGTTTTCTGAGGGGGCAAGGCATTCATACCCAAGAGCTTGCAAATTAAGATAGATTTCCCCGCATCTCTCACAGTGGAAGTCAGACGCACACTTGATATCCGGTTCATTACAAAAAGCATCCTCAAGGTCGCAAAAGCCGTTGAATCTGGCTTCGATGTCACTGTTTGGGTATCTTCTAAGCGGGTGTTCCAGGCATGGTGTTCTGTGTTCAATGAGGTTTCCGCAGCTACAACACCGTTTGCGCCGGATGGCAATGAACGGCTTAAAATCCAGATGGACAGGCATATACATTTTGCTGCCTGCTTCCCAATCTTCCCAATCATAATCACAGCTACATGACAGGCTCATAAATCCTCCTTTATTGGATCAACTTTATCCGGTATTAAATTTATGTCATCTTTCTTAAGGAATAGACGGCTTAATATTTTACAGGTAAGTTCGCAGGGCCTTTTTTACCTTCTGCAATATCTCCGTAATCAAAGTTTGGAGGGGTCATTAACGGTTCCTTTGAGACAACTTCAAGCCTTGAAACATCCATCCAGTATCCTTGCTTTGGTGTCCCGTCGTCTATTTTCAAACCCTTAGGCCTGACATCAGCCTGTATGCATCCGTATAAGTCAAAAGACATTGAAATAACAACGCCTTCGAAATCCGAAACCTTGTCTTTTACTTCGTGCCCCAATAGGGCCATGTGTTTCTTAATTTCCATTTTTTTAATCCTTTCGTTATTCAATTTAATGCAAATAGGTATTAACCATGGCCCGTTGGGCAGAATCAAGAACCTTAAAATATGCAATCATTGGCCTATCGATATATTTTTTCGGCATCAATTCCATGTACAAATCCGGGCACATCATGGCTACCATTATTTTTTCTGTGTATGAAAAAAGATTCCGTTTTTGTCGCTTATATCCTTCTATCTTCTTTTTAATTTCTTGATTCATATTCCACCCTATTTTTCTTTTTGCACGCTTTTTACAGCAGTCTGCATAATTGCCAGCAGGCACCCACCTGCAACGTTGCCACACTTGTGATATCGAACCTTAATCCCATCACTCCACGGCCTGGATGTCACAATATTCATCCGTTTTCCGCAATCCGGACAAACCGCTCCATACCTCGGGGTGTAGTCAACACTTCTGTCTGCCTTCTCTTTAACCTTCGCAATAATGGCGATAACCTGTGATCTCATCATATCATCCCCCGAATAATGCCTGCCCGCCTGTAAACGGGTTTACGGTCTGTTTTTGAGCCATCTTTTTTTCTTTTTTACGAATGATATTGACTGGACACTGCAATAGATTAACCCCTCCACCTGGCCATTCCCAATCCGCCAGGAGGCACGATATATACTCACAGTCAATAAGATGGTTATCCCGGCTGCCAACCTGCACCCACGCCTCATTCCCATGTGCATCTTCCTGTTTTTGTTCCGCAGCAATCTGAGCCGCATAATCAAGCCCTGTTTCACTATGCAACCACGCACCACCAAGACGACCAGACCGAGCTTTATCCATTCGGTTATAAAAGAGATCTTTTGATTTGTTTGTATCTGCGATTATCAACCTAAGCCCTACTTTCAAATTCTTTCCAGACGGGGTTCTATTCAGAACTGATCCCAACTTCATTTTTGATGGCAAAGGCTTAGACGATCCTTTAACCCCCCAAACACGGCACCCATCTGCAAACCCTAAATGATCCTGCAGCCATAAATAAGTTTCTTCTGTTGAGGAAATATCTGTGTACTTTCCTCCGCCAGTATCAATACCAGCCCGCCAGATCCTCATGGCATAATCGCTGTTTTGAACTGGGAATTGCGTGTCAAATAATAATCGCTCTAAATCATCCCATGTACCAAGGTGCCCGTGAGAGATATTCCATGACGTATAATCCTGAGCCCAGGCCCGGACAGAGTACCAAAACCCAATTTTCTGCACATCTACGCCGCACGTTAAAGCAACTGCGGACTCCGGTACTGTTTGCGGCGGAAGGTCGCACTTGCATGCCAAAATCGTCTCTTCTGTCTGATCTGCAATAACTTCGTATTCTTCCCAGGGCATGGCCTCTATGCCGTTCTTATGATCCTTTAACTTTTCACGACTCTCCAATCCCCTCAAAAAAGACGCCGCGCAATCGCTCAAGGACACAAAATAAGAGAGCCATGCAGGCAAATGAAAACCAATACTCTGAGGCCGGTAAAGTTCGCAGTATGTTTCCAGGGTTACCGTCATATCACGGGCAATCCAGTCCCCATCGGCTACTGCCTGATCCCTCAACCTGTCATCCCACCGTTCTCCACATCTTTCGCACTCATACCAGGCCAAACGTCCCTTCTTGATCTTTTTCCTATCCGCCTTGGACCCGCCGTCCCACCGAATGCATTCCATCTGCATCAACTGCAGATAATCACAGTGGGGACACCGGGCATGGTAATCAAACACAACCTCGGCATTTTCCGTCATCTCAATCCAGATGTTTCCAGAAACAATGGACGGGGACGATATTTTCACATGGGTGGACACATCATAAAACGTGATGAGCCGCTTTGCGATCAGGTCCAATGGGGATGCTTCAGCCCGGGAAGACCCAAACCCGGGTTTGTCAATCTCATCAGACACGGCATACCGGATCGGCTTGTTTGACAGCGTAGCAACGGAACTTGCCCATGCTCCGTATAATGTCATGTGCTGCAGGCTTATCCTGTCCTGGGTCATATCCTTTTTCCCGCCCGTCATATAGGATCGCAGCCGGACTGAATTCTCAATCATGGGCCGGATACGATCTTCAAAATTTTCGTTGGTCAGCTTCTGGTCCGGGAAGGTGTACAGCACATCTCCAGCAGCAAGATCAATTCGTGATCCTATAAAGTTCATGGTTGCCTCTGACACGCCTGTCTGAGGGGCTTTACAGATGCAGACATCTCTGACGAACGGCAATGCCATCACATCCATAATACCCACCAGATAAGGGGTCACATCATTTTTCCACAACCCTGGCAACCTGGACTTAACCAACACCCGGTGTTTTTCAGACCACACAGATGGCTTGATATTCTTTTTTTTCCGCAACCGCTTACGTTCGGCCTTTGAGAATTGAACATCCACCGCCAGGCGCCCGTTCTCTAATAGTCTGGTTAAAGTATTCCAAAGCTCACAGGAGCACCATCCGGGCCGCCGCCGGATATGTATACCTGCCGGCGGATCTTTAAACATCTGCTGTTGCATCGTGATCTCCTATAAAGACAACATGGAAATTCTTTGTTGTGGCGTACCGGCTAAGTTCCTCATCCACCACAACGTTAATCCGCTGCATGAATTCAGGAGATTTTTCAGGCTTTCCGCCAACCAGCGCCACCAGCTCCTGTATTTTTGATGAAAAATAATGCTTCAACCCGGTTTCAAGTATGGCTGCTCGGGCCGCCAGTTCCGCTTCAAACATGGCCCGCTCAATATATTTGCCTTTCTCCTTCTCTAGCTCAAAGACAAGTTTTTCATGTTTGACCTCCAGGGTTCTTATTTCCCAGTCCGCCTTTATCGCAGCCTTTTCGTGATTGTCCTCCAGGGCTGCTTCCCGTTTTTTCAACAGCCGGGCATACTTTTCCACCTCTTTTTGATACACGCTGCCGTCCGGGTTAAAGTCAATCAGTCCGTTCTTCTTGTCCCTGGACATCTTTGATCGGGATACTTCATACCCGGCGTTATATAAGGCCGCTACCGCCTTGCGCAGGCTGGGGAATTTTAGATCTGGCGTATCAGTCATACATCATAGTCCTTATGGATAAATCCATTCTCCTTGCTTCCAACCATACAGGGTTGTACCCATGTCCACTTCCCGGGCTTGTATTCCCTGGCATGCCCCCGTCTTAAATGAAGCCTTGGAGATGCGTGGGTACCGCCCCTGCTTTCATTATAGATGGTTTTCTCCCCTGGAAGATCGAGATGAAGGGTCCAATAAGAAAACATGGGAACTTTGCCTTTTTTCTTCCTCTTTTTCTGTAATTTTTCTGGTGGATTATTTTCAATGGTTTTGACGTTGGTGCAATTTAAGACGTTGATGAATATCGAAACGGTATGACATAATGCATCCATCTCTTCTTTTTGTCCGCCCAGTGTGTAAACCTTAATACCATTCCCCGTATTTTCGAACTCGCTTCCGCCAAATAGCAACCATCCGTACCCAGCCTGCTTTTTAAGTCCTATGCAGGTGATATGCTTGCCATTGTCACTTTCCCAGCAAAGCAGACCAAAATGTTCTTTTTTACCAAATCGTTCTGGGTTATGGTTGGTGCATAAATAATCCAGCTCAAACCAGCAAATCGGATAAGGCAATAGGGTTAAATATTCAGGGCCTTTCAAATTTTCAAAAAAATCTATCTCTCCCATGTGAAACCCAATCGCAGAACCGGCATATTTATTTACCAATTGGTCCAGAATCAGCGCGTCGTGATCACATATTCCATCAAAAACCATTAATTTTTTCGCCGCAGACAACTCAATAATTTCATGAAGATTTATCATTTGCTATGCTCCTGCTCGTAGAACATCAAAATTACAATTGACCCCGGTAATAATTTCATCCGGATGCGTGTATCTCAGAAACCACCGCACTTCCTCATCATCCCGGGTCAGTTCATTGATCCTTTGCCGGACGGCCTGGTTTTTAAAGCTGGGCTGAAATAAAATCTCAAACACCTGTTCCGTAGCCCTGATCCGAACAGGGTACAGGGTCAAAAGCCGCTCAAGCTCCTCAACACGGCTGAGCCCAGCCGGTTTTTGATATCCCATGGCTTCAGCGTTAAGCGTGAGAACTGCAGGCATCCCAGCTATGATCCAGGCCTCAATATCCACACCCTTTTCCCAGGCTTCCCCGGGATCCTTTCCCTGGGGCACAGGCCACAGCCGGGCATTTTTAAAATTTTGTTTCCACCAGGACCATCCGGTCTTGCCCTGGCCAGCGTCGTCATAATCCAGGGAGACCAAAACACTCATGGCTTTTTTCAGATGGGAAAAAACAGAAGCCACAGGACGGGTGGAAGCGGAACCCAGGGCAACAACCCCGGTCAAATGCCCGGCGGCCCTGGAAACCAGCATAGCGTCTAATTCCGCCTCAACAATGACAACGACACCCCTGTCCAAACCAGCAGAAAGCATATCCATGCCGGAGCCGGGCAGAATATAGTACTTTTTATCTTTGTCGGTTTTAAGATCTGCCTTAGGACGGCGGATTCGGATACGGTGAACCTTACCGGAGGTAAACCAGGGGATAATCAGGCCCCTGGGAATCCAGAGCATCTTGGGCCGTCCGGTTTTTTCGTTGATCATCTCTTCCAGGCCCCAGGATTTCCGGGGACGAAACGCACATGGCTTGCCCTTTTCGCCGCCGAACCAGCCCAACCGGAACCGCTGCACCGCGGTTTTATCCAGTCCCCGGCTTTTCAACCAGGCCAAGGCCTTATCATACTTCAACAAGGCCTGATGGCTTTCTTCCACCAGCTTTTCAGCCCTGGCTTGCCAAACCTCATCCGGGTTACCACAATGCCGGGGAGTAAACAGAGCCTTGTCCTGGTCACGCTTAATACCGGGAAGGACAGGCCGGTAAAGCTTAGACCGGTAATTTCCAACAAAAGGCCGCCCCGCAGCCTCAAAAGCATCTTTGTAACTATACCCGCAAAAATCTTTGAGAAACTGAACCAGATCCCCACCTTTGCCGCATTGACGGCACCAGTAAGACCCCTCACCCCCGTTGGTTTCAGGCCAAACATGAAACCGGTTAGTCCCTTCACCACAACCAGGACACGGGCCATGGTACTCCCCTCCATTGGTGTTTGCGACCTTTCGCACCACAATACCGGTCAAAGCAACCGCATCCAAAATGTTCACA